CATACTACAATGGGTTATCCCATTACAACGGATCAACAAGCAGGCGATATTCTACGTAGACGTAGATATCAAAACCTAATGACAGCACCTGTACCACTTGGTAACGGTATTGTAGACCCACCAGCGCAACAATTAACTGCTCTGGATATCGATGCGCGTATAGATTGGTCTTTTGACCGTGCCAATCTTCTTGCAGCGTAAGGACTTGACGGTACTTACTTAATACTGCAAGAGCAGGTAGACGCAATTGCCTGCTATAAACCAGCCCTAATTGACTTGAAAACCCGATGGGGTAACAAGGCGGAAGATATGAAAGATAATAGAACTAGAATGGATTGTATATCGGACGGTAGTTGGAATTCATTATCTGATTGGGATAAAACCGAAGGATTACTTGAATTTTCAGAAAACAATTATGAAAGCAATGATTTTGGTTCTATTGAAGCATTTATATGCTGGTATCACCGTGAGAGACTAAAGCGGGTAGGAGCCGAAAGGTTAAGCGATAGTCCGATCTGCAAATATAGTTGAAATTGCAGAGTGAAGCAGAAATGACTTCACCCCACTTTGTGGAGTAACAAATATGAATGCTTATCAACGAAGACCCTGTTCTAAACAGTGCTGTAAGCACGTTAGGCCAGTCTCTTCGAGAAACTGAGGATCAACTTGCTCGTTCGATGATGGAAGGGTCTTTCCCTCCTATCAATTGCACAAGTGGTACAAACGGGGACAACCCAACCAATATCAGTCCTCTAGATTGTTCAAAAGCGGTTCGCTTGTTAAGAACTGCTAATGCTCAATTCATTATGGATATGATTGAAGGCGAGTTGAAATTCGGTACAGCGCCTGTCAGAACAGCATTTTTTGGTTTGGCTCACACTAATTTAAGTGCTGATCTTGACCAGATGGTTGGCTTTATCAACGTTGCTAATTATGCGAATAATAGCAATTTGTTGATGGCAGAATGGGGTTCTATTCGTAACCTTCGATTCCTATTGTCTTCTGTAGGTTCTGTGTCTACGGCAGCATCAGCGCTTGGTGCAGATGTTTATAACATCTTCATACCAGGACAAGAATCTTATGACATGGTTGATCTTGACGGTTATTCCGCTCAATTCATCTATGCTCCTCCAGAAATCGCTTCACCACGCTTAAGATTATATCAAACAGCTGGTTGGAAGATGGCTCAAGTATTTAACACAACAAACACCTCGTGGGCATTGAATCTAAGATGCACACTACAAGTGGCAATATAAGGAGGTAAATTATGAGTACTCAAGTTACCTCAGGCGCATTTATTAACGTGGCTTCTACGCCATTTTTTATTCCGTTACAACAGCACATTAGTTTTTTTAAGCTTAAAAACTTAACAAGATCGGGTGTTACTGCATTAGGTGTAGCAGGTTCTTTAACTTCCACTAGGATTGTTAGAGCATACTGGAACCCTTATATGACGGCAGGCACAGCAGAAATCGAGCAAAACGGAACCGTTTCTGGTATCCTGGCCCCTTTAAATGTTGGCATTGCTGCAATTAATGGTTTCACCATTTTTAATGCTGCAAATCCTCCATTTCCAGGGCCTGCAATTACTGTAAATAGTTTTACACCTGGTACTACTACAGTATGGACAACAAATACAGCACACGGGTTTGTTGTTGGAGACAATGTGAGGGTAACAAATGTAACAAGCGCACCTCAATTTGGTGGCCTTACAATGACCGTAACTGCTGTTGGTTCTACAACAACATTTACAACATTGCTTGACTCTACTGGAGCTACTACGTCTGTAGGAGTTGTCAAAAAAGTTGGTAATGTTAACTTGCCCAATAGGTCTCTATTTACGCCAGAAACCCGAGTCATAGCAAAAATTACAAATGCAAACCCAATGGTTATTACCACTTTAGTGGCTCAAAACTATGCGGTTGGCGATGTTGTAACTTTTGATATGCCTTCTGCGTGGGGTGTTCCTCAACTTACTAACACCACTAGCGGTTTGCCTTTCCAAGCAACTGTTTCGGCTGTTAATAATGCTATAGGTACACAGACAGTTACTTTTGCAAACGTGGATAGCACAAACTTTGGTGTTTTTGCTACAAATCCAGTCGCTGCAAATAGTAACCCAGGTCACTGGCTGCTATCTGGTGCTTATCCATTTAGCTTTCCATATATGATACCTCAAGGGGAAGGGAATACCAACCAATTGTTCGGAATTACACCCAGCCCGCTCCAATATGGCAATCAAAACGTATTAGCCTTCACAACAGATAATACGTCCTATAATGGCATTCTTATTGGAACTGGTGATGGTACGAATTCGGCGACAACAGGCGGGATCATAGGCAGTACTGTAGATGCTTGGTTCTGGGAGGCATATTCTTCAACACAGGAATATCCCCAAACATAGATGTGAATGTGTTTTTATAATAGTAAAGATCGCAAAAGGGGTAAAATCCCTTTTGCGAATTATTACCATCACCAGGAATAAATATGGCAAGACAAAAAAAAATTAAAAGTTTACAAATAGAAGAAGTAAAAAAAGAGGTTGTCATGACTGAAGTAATAGAGCCCGAGCAAATTGAAAATGCAGCATTGGAAATTACCCTTGAATCCATTCAGCAAGAAATCGATAAGGCTCGGAAAGAGCTTGAACAAACTAAAGTAATTCTTGAGGAAAAGAAACATGAACTAAAATTATTACCTCGTCGTGAAGTTGATGAAAAAGAACAGCAAATAATTGATAAGCAAGTAAACAATATCAACAAAAAGAAAAACAAGAATGATTTAATAGAGAAACAACGCATTTATGATTCACAAATGATAACAGGTCGTTTTATGAATCGTCGAGCGCCTGGGCAAAAGGTTAAACTCCCTTATCTTAAACATTCAACTGATCCAGTTAAATGGTATGAATTAAGAGATGGAGGAATCTATACAATTCCTAGAGGTTTCGCAGATCAATTAAATGGCGGTGATGAAAAGAATCCCTGCTATTACACTCCTGTATTTATTCAGAAAGAAGGAGCCCAAGTTCTTTCTGATAAGATGGGTGAAAATTCCGCTATCGCTGAAGTCGATACAAGCAATAAGAAATACGCATTTGTCCCAGTTGGATTTGCTGCATAGGAATATATGTCAACTGTTATGTATTATCCGGGTTATTCACAAGTCCAAGTTAAAATGAATTTAACTTGGCAGGTAATTGCTTCTATCACCCAGGAATTTCCAATGGTTATTACAACAATTAACAATCATAACTATGTTGCCGGTATGCAAATCAAGTTCCTAATACCACTAGCATTCGGAATGCAACAATTGAACAACCTTCGCGGACAAGTGACACAATTAACATCGAATACTTTAACAATTAACATCGATAGCACAAATTTCACGCCTTTTGCTTATCCATCGCCTTTGCCCTCAGCTTATACTTTTCCTACCGTATTTTCTGATTCTTCAGGCCCTTATTTACCGCCGTTGCCTTTGCCTTATGCTAATGAAACCTCTTTTGAAGGGGCTATATATAATGGAGGCGAAGTATGACAGTTACATTGGCTATGATGCGTACTACAGTCCGTAGAATGACCGCTAGATATACGCCTCAACAAATGCAGGATACCCAAATTGATCAATATATCAACCTTTTTTATACGCTTCATTTTCCTGAGAACATTAAAAACATTAAGCTAACAAAACCCTATGTTTTTACAACTATACCTAACGTGGACACTTATGATTTCCCTTATGAAGCCAATGCTATTGATCCAAATGATGGAACTGTAGCCCCCCAAACGACAGGTAATATTCAGGTAACTCCGCCAGTGTACTGCCAAGGTTACATACTTCGTTATTTTCAGGACAAAATCACGTTCTATAATAGATGGCCTAATCTTTCTGTAAATCAGCAAATAGATCAAGGGGGAATGGCACCTAATACAGCCTACACGGGAATTATTAACCCCACTCCGTTCTATAGGGCACAACTAGATATATTCGGAAATGTAACGGAAGCAGGAGTAACAATATCGGCTTTTGATAACTCTGGTGGAGTTAATTCAGGTTTTACATATGTTCTCACGGATCAACCTAGTCCAAATTCTGATATAGGTCAACTTATTGATGCTCAAGGTAATGATGTTGGTGAAGTAAATTATTTGACGGGAGCTTATGACTTTACCCCTGCAAACAATGCCGTTATTCCATCTACAGCAAATATATACGCAGCAGTTGTACCCTATCAAGCTTCTCGGCCTTTAGATGTGTTATTCTATAATCAACAATTCGTTTTTCGTCCATGCCCTTTGCAAGTTTATCAAGTTGAGTTTCAGATAAGCCAACAGCCCACACAATTAATATTAAGCAATAGCGCACCCGAGCTAAATGAATGGTATTTATTCATCTGCGCGGGAGCTGCAAAGCTTATCTATACCGATTTTCCAGATGATGAAGGCATGGCTTATGTGATGCCTATATTTCAAGAGCAGTTGCAGCTAGCCAATAGACGTACATTACGGCAGTTAGGAACACAGCGCGCAGCAACTATATTTAGTACGCCAGGTAGGCCATTAGCCTCATGGTTTCTTGGAACTGAATATAGCGGTACAACTGGATAGAAAATGTCATATAATATAAATATTCCTCAAGGAACAGACCAGACTTTACAATCACAAAAACAATTACTATCAAATTTTCAAACTATTGATTCACTTTTCGGAGCTAATCATTATCCTTTGACGGGTGAACAGAATTACCAAGGGATGCATACAGTTTTAACTATGCAACCCCAAGGCGGTGATCCTCCCACAAATGCAACACAGATATCTTTATATAATAAGTTAGACATTAACTCCATTCCAGCATTGTTTTTTGCTCCAAACAACTCACAAACACCTATACAATTAACATACCCTTTTATAAACACCACATCAACAAATACACAACAATATACTTTTGTCGCAGGTCCATTTGTGATTTATGGCGGTAAGATAAAAAACCCCACTAATGGACAAGTGATAACTTTATCTCCAACATCAAATTTATTATATGTTGGATTAACTAGGGGTAATTCTAAAACATTATCCGCTCGAATTTCTTATGCACCAACTCCAACAAATATAAATTCACCTCCTTCAACATTCACAATAAATTATGAAAATGTACCCTCCACAATAGTTGGAGACATTTACTATTTAGTTATAGGGCAATAGATGGAACCAGAAGAAATACCGACATTCAATCCAAATGTTCCTCTTAGAAAGGATAAATTCAATTCTTCTCAGTTAGATTTTCTCACTAATTTCATGACCTTATATACTGCATTTTCTGCCAATCATGTAGCTTTAGATGCAACATCCAATGCCGGCAATCATAATGTCATTCAATTATTAGAGCAACCTGCAGGATCAACATTTCAAACAGATTTAGGAGAAATATCAATTTATTGCAAAGCCCCATCCAATACAGAAGGAGTATCTCTTGATCAAGGCGATCAGATCTTTTTAAAGTATCAAGGTAATCAACCTGAATTTCAATTAAGTGCTTACCAAATTTTTGCTCCTCCTATAATAACAGGAGGAGGAATAACACAAACACCATTTTTCACATTTCTGCCTGGGAAAGTTTTACTTTACTTCGGAACTATAAAATGTTCATTGCAAGGTTTGGGTTCAACTAATGCGCCTTTATACCTTAGACCTCCTATTGCAACGAACATTATAACTATGAATTTTTGCCTACAAGGAAATAATGCCGGATATCCTCCAATGGTTTCAATTAAAACAGCTAATGGAAATGGATTTTACGAAGTTCTTTACCTGCAAAGTACGGACCTTCAACCGACGCCAGCAAACCAAACTTTTTTCTACGTGGTGTTAGCAAATATATGACATACCTTCCAAACATACCTCAAGGAGATAATTCCCCCAAAAATCAAGCGCCTTTGATTCAAGCAGACTTTTCGCAGTTTGCTAGTGTATTTTCTACGACGATAGGAAGCAATAAATACAATCATAGTCCCTTAAATACAATGAACCAAGGCGATCATGAAACAATCGTATTGCAAGATCAAGTCACTACAGATCCAACTATTAACGATAATTTCGCGTGTCTTTATGCTAAAGATGCCAGTTCAAAAGTAGGGACTCAGCCTCAATTGTTTTTGCGCATTCCAAAATATCTTCCCAATCAATTTGTTACTAAAAACGCCCCCAATAACCCCATGCAATTAACTTATAACAAAGTCAACACTTCTGGTCCGATTTATCAGAGTTTTTTAGCGGGAGGGTATTTACTATTTTGGGGTACTACTACAATTACAAGTCCAGCTGTATCTAAACAAATCACTTTGCCTATAGCAACGACAGAAATACTCATTGCAATAGCTTATCCAAATTTAACCATAGGCAGCAATTTGACTACTAGAGTAAGCACAACCATAGATACTAATACGAAATTTACTATATATTTGGCAGCAGCTATAACAGGCATCCCCTCGCCATTGCCTTTAACATTTTTAATTGTGGCAACTGTATGAATTCAAGTACATTCCTTATAGGTCCACTTTTAAAAGATGGTTTACGAAAAGATGTCAAACCTCATGCCATTCCTGAAGATGCATGGGAGAGCCTAGTCAATATATTTCAATTTCGTGGAAGAATGATAAGGCATTATGGGTATACTTCCCTAGACCCTGCCGTTACTACGACTAGACTTTCTACAGATGGAGGAACGACATTTCCAGGTCTTCCAGTAATGGGACTTAAAAACCAAGACTTGTTTGGAATAGGATTGCAAAATCTAGTCGGTTTTGATACGAAGAATGCTTATACATTCAACGGTACTACGTGGAGTATTCTTCCCTCTGTATTGCCTGTGGTTCCCCCTATTTGGAGTGGCACAAATTCTCAATTCTTTTGGACCGTAAATTATGCAGGTGCTTTTTGGGTTACTAATTCAAAGCCTGGTATAACTGGATGGGCTGTAACTTTATTCTCTGGTTCGGCTGGAGTTGGAAATGCTGCAACGGTTCAAGTCACTGCTTCCGGAAATACCGTTGCCATGGGGGACCCAGTTTATTTTCTTAATTTAGCTGGAGGAGCGGCAGCCAATAATTTAGCTTTTGGAATAGTAAAAACGATAGTAGTTACAAATTTATCATTTACAGTCCAAGCCACGAATGCCGCATCAACATTTACCTGGACCAACGGTATAGTTACAGGATTAGTTTTAGATAGTCTTCAGTCGATCTCAGGACAAGATGGAATACGATATTATGCATCTACTGGCGTTGGCAATACATGGGTAAACTACAATCCCCCAATTGACCCCAACACAGCTTTAATGGGTGCGCTATTGATATTCCCTTATAGGGGTTATCTAGTGTTTCTAAATACTACGGAAGGAAATGCCACAAACATTTTCAACAACTTTCCAAATAGAGCTAGATGGACTCAAATAGGGACTCCTTATTATTCCCAACCTGTACCAACATCCCCATCATCTCAAACACAAGATCCATTAACTGCGCGTGATGATATTTTCGGTCGCGGTGGCGCTTCAGATGCGCCAACAGGGGATGTCATTGTCGGGGCGGAATTCATTCGCGATATACTTGTCGTTTATTTCACTAAAAGCACATGGCGATTGAGATTTGTCAATAATTCACAGAACCCTTTTGTATGGGAACGCGTTAACAGAGAGCTTGGTAGCTCCTCAACTTTCAGCACGATAGTTTTTGACAAAGCATTAATGGCCATTGGCACACGTGGAATAATTAGCAGCGATGGAAATGATACTATAAGATTTGATCAAAAGATACCCGATGAAGCTTTTAATATTCGTATTGATAATGAAGGGCTACAGAGAGTTTATGGAATAAGAACATTCCAATCTAAATTCTGCTATTGGACAGTCGGTGATAGCAGCAATCCTCTAAATACATTCCCAGATCGTGTTTTAGCCTATAACTATGACTCTCAAACCTGGTCTTATTTCGATGATTCATTTACTTGTTTTGGCTACTACAGTGGATCGACAACGGGTTATACATGGAATGATCTAATCGACAATTGGTCTTCTTATGATATGACATGGGACGCAGGATTTACACAAGCAGGATATGAAACGGTTATAGCAGGCAATCAGCAAGGATTTGTTTTTGCATTAGAGCAGACAGATGGACAGAATAGCCCTTCTTTAGTGTTAACTAACATAACAAATGGAGTTGTAACATCAACCGATCACAATCTTGCCGATCAGTCATGGATAACTTTGACAGGCGTTTCAGGGGTTACTTATACAGATGGGGTTTCCTTAAATGGACGCAATTTTAAGATTGCCGTCAATACGGCCAATACTTTTACCCTTATGGAATATAAGCCGATGTATGCCGGCAATGTTTCAGGTGTATTGGTGACATATACTGTAGGTTATGTGCCTATTGTGCCAGGAACCGTTCAAATCAATATAGGAACTATACAATTTCTAGATACAAATGCTGATGGTAACTTAATATCAAGCGGGCCTGGAACAAATTCAGGGACTATAAATTATGAAACAGGTTTGATAACCCTAAACTTCAATCCGTCTCTAGCATCAACAGCAATGATAATTAGGCTTTCTTCTTTCGATCCGCTTCAGACAATAAATGTTATCAGTACGACAACAGCAGATACTCCAGGATTTATAACTAAAATAAGCAATTTTTCTATGGTTTCAAAGATATTCAACTTTTTTAGAGATGACAAACGTTCAAGATTAAGCAAAATAGACTTCTATACAGCTCTTACAGCAAATGGACAATTTACATGTAATGTCTATGGTGATAGTACAGATGAAATAATTAATATGCCCTTACCGGATAATCTAGAAAGCAACGTTGTTCCTACAAGTCAAAATGTTATGTTTCCTAACAATCAGCTATACGACGGACAAGAAAACATTTCTAGGCTATATTGCGATGCCACAGCCGAGACAATACAACTTGAATTAACGATGTCAAATCAGCAAATGTCATCTACAGCTATTAACTCCTCAAATTTTGAGCTTAATTCTCTTATGGTGACAATGAAACGAGGCGGTCGTTTGGTTTAGACAAAAAAGACGCTTCCGTATTTAAATACTATATGGTGTATTGTAAATAGAAAAACCTGGAAAAATTTATGACGACTCCATCCGATCCATTTCCCCAAAATCCGATGGATGCATTCAGTCCATTTCTTCCTACAACACAGAACATCCCAGAGGAAGATGATGTCTTCAAAAACTTTCTTAATGATAAATTGAGTCAGTTTGCGGATGTAATCAATGACAAAAAAATTGGAGTAATTGCTCAAGCTGATGAAAATTTTTCAGGTGGTAAGTTTTTCTTTAAAACTACTAAGGTCACGCGGAATGAATATCAAACCCTTGCATATATTCCTAGTTGGATACCCCAGACATTAACATTGACTTCAATTCCACAATTTCCAATACAAGATATCAATAATGAATTCGTTGTAACTTTAGTTTATGGATCAGCAAGCAAACCACCCACAGCAACGGGCGCAGGAAATGGAGACTTTTTTAGTTTCATGGCACAAGGGGATGCTCGAATTCAATTTACAATGTCAGATACCCAGATCGTTATTACCACAAATGGAACAACAGCAGCATATTCAGGATTTATCGTTATTAATTACTTGAGAAATGGTATATAAACCAATCATGCGCAAACAATAGCGAAACAGCCACAAGATATGTAAATGCAAACCTAAACCAATACCATCGATTAAATTCCTGGTCTTTAGAATACATATTGCATGCATGAGCAATCATTAAGCCAAGTAATGGTGCGATGAAGTTTCTATGCATTTATTTATCTGAAGCTTTTGTTTTCTCCCATCCTGAAGTGGTCCACATTCCAATATGGTAGTAAAGAATGTGCCATTTATTGAATTCTTCAACATCATATTCCATTGGAGGACGATCAAAACAAGATTTTGTTTCACAATATTGATGAAGGCCTGACATTAAATTAACTGCTTTTGCCATATTGATTGTAGGTTGTCCTCTTTCACCAAATGCTTTCCTTATAAGATCGAAAACTTCTTTTCCTTCATTATGCCAGTGTCTAAGGAATTCATCGATTCGTTTGTGTTCTTCATATGTTAGCTTTTCTTGAGTGTTTTTCATTTATTTTCCTTTGTTTTTTTCTTCAATAGCGCAAAGTCTACCATGGAAATCTCTAATATCCATTCTTATAGCATCTAAGATTTCTTGGTTTTTTTCTTGAAATCTATCTATTTTGCTATCCATATGTAAATATAATGGTATGGTACTTCCTAATATTGTGATTAATACAATCCCTAATTCTACCAAAGGCTGCCATTGTATTTTTTTTGAATCTTCCATGATAAATCCTTTTAAACATATCCTGAAAGAGAATACCATAAATTCATATTAAAAATACACCTAAATTAATGATTATGTTATTTTAAAGAAAACTTGGAGATCTATATGGCTTGGGCACCAATTTTGGCAGCAATGATTCCTTATGTTATGAATGCTTTGAATCCTGGAGAAGACGAAAAACATGGTTCTACACAATCCCCAACTCAGATAAAGGGTATTGAGCAATTGTTAAAAGATCTTCAGGGAATGAAAGGCGGTGCTCAAAATATTCAAGCGAATCCGCAATATATGCAGGGACAAGAATATCTTAACGGTCTATTCAATGACCCCCAATTCTTCAACAAATTTGAAGCACCTCTACAACGTCAATTCAACGAACAAACGGTACCGGATTTGGCCAATAGGTTTGCTAGTATGGGATCTGGCGGCTCAACAGGATCAACAGGTTTCCGGAACCAGCTAGCCCGCGAAGGAAGCAATCTAAGTACTAATATAGCAGCTCTTAGGGGTGGAATGCAGCAACAAGGAGTTAATCAAGCTCTACAATATGCCCAGCAGCCATTTAATAACTATGCGCAGCTAATGCAAACAGCACTAACACCATATCAAAACACATACCAAGGGCCAAGTACAGGGCCATATTCAGGCATAGCGGCTCAGGGAACTGCTGCTGCGATGAATTACTATGCAAATCAACCACAATCTAACGCAGGACAATCACCTTCCACATATCAGTATCCATTAACGGGTGGTTATGATGCTGATTTTAGAAATGATCGAGCATATCAAGGGGGTTATTAATGGTCTCCATAATCCCAGGTAACGCGCGGACTGCGAACGATCTTTTAGGCCAACAGACGGCTCAAGCAATCCAACAAAATGTTCAACCTCAGTTAAATCAAATGTATCAAAGGCAGCGTGGCTATGCTGCTATAGATCGCTTGCAACAAGATCTTGCATCAGCAAATGGGGATATGTCAAAGATACTCCCTGCTATAGCAAGAGCATACACAGATAATCCAAGCCTTGAAAAATCTGGCATTGCTGAGCATGCTATTAAAATAGGAATGGCAAAGACCTCTGAAAATGCAGCTGTTGCAGGAGATCAACCACAAGCTCAACCTCAACCAAGAAATAGAGAACCCGAACAGTCTACTTACCAACCGCAAAAATTAGCAGGGTTTTTAGGTCAGCAGGGACAAC